CGAACAGGTCGACATGGCGGATCTGCGCGTTGAGTTCGAAGTCGCCGCAGTATTCCGTCATCAATGCATCGAGTGCCTGCGTGAGGTGGATGTCCATGTCGTCGTACGGATCGGAGAGCGATCCGTACAGCCGGACTGCCAACTCGACGCGGGATGTGGTGGTGGCAAGCCCGGAAGTCTTGATGGGTGTCACGCGCTGAACCCAGATGGCTGCGGTGATGCCATTGGACGGGGACTGTTTCGACTCGTGCTGATTGACCGACTCGAAATACCCGGTGCTCAGAGCGTGGGAGGCGACGACGTCCAAGATCCCCTGGATATTGAGCGCCATACGGCCTCCCCGCTGTGATGTTGTGGATCAGGTGAGACGGCCGCTTGCGCGGTACTCCCGGAGAATGCGCTTCGCGATCGTTCCGCGGCGGCGCTTCATTTCCTCGTCCATGCGGCGCAGGGACCAGTAACCCGGGAATCGGGTGACCGGAGAGTTCCTGGAGCCGGTGCCCTCAAGCCAGTGACCGTATACAATCCCGCCGTCATGGACCTCGTACTTGGTCGACGAGATCTCACGGGTGCGGATCTGCGTCCAGTAGTACGGAGTCGGGTGCCGGATGGAGCCCTTGAGGTTCCTGACCCATACTTTTTCTGCCTCGTCGGCAATGGCCTTCGCCACGTCGTGCGAGTAGTCCTCGACGTCGCGGGACATCCGGCCGCTGCTGATCGGGCCGTGGACGCGACCCTTGAACTTGATCTCGTATTCCATCGCGGCCCCCTCAGATCGTGCGGGTGCGGGCCTTGCGTCCGTACTGCTGGTAGACCGTGTTCCGCAGGTCGTTGAGCGCTTCCATCGTGGCCGCGCGGCGTGAGGCGCCACCGAAGTTGGAGGACGCGGACATGGTGCGGAACCAGCCGGTCTGCTCCTGCATCAGCTCGTGGATGGCCTGAGCGGTGTTCAGCTGCCGGATACCAGGCGGTGCGTCCCACCGGTTGATGGTGGCGCTGATGCTGTGCGTTGCGGCCGTCGTACCGAGCGCACCGCGGGTGACCACCAGCGTGCGCGGGGCGTAGATCGCGGCGCCGTTCGCGTGCGTGGCCAGCGTGCTGCCGTCATAGGCGCGGATCACCGTGAGGTTGTTGCCCGCAATGTCGACGATCAGCATGCGCTCGGAGTCGAGGGTGATCAGCTCTTCGATCGCGAACTGCGTACCGTTGGCCACCGGCACCGTGACGTCGTTCTTGTTGTTCGTCAGGCCCGTCCCGCCGAGCGTCTGCCCGGTACTGAGCTGATTGCGACCGGTGACGATCATCCGCTCGGAGTCGATGCGCAGGATGCTGCCGACGCCGATCTCACTGGACGTAGGGCCGTCCACGTCGATGCCGGTCTCCACGGTGTCCAGCACCTCGGCCAGCGTGCCGACGGAACTCTCAGCGTCCGTGTAGCCCCACAGGCCAGTGATCGCCACAGAGTTCTGGTACGTCGAGCCGGAGCTGAACGCCGACTGCGAACTGATGTCGATCTCCAGCCGGTCGTACGGTGGTCCCGTCCGGTTCGGCTCCAGGTTGATGTTCGCGCCGGGGATCGTCACCCCGCCAGACATCACCTGGGTGATGGAGATCAGCTCGGTGTCATCGAGCCACAGGCGCCACGGCACAGCCCGCTGGCCGAAGTTCGGCCAGTCGAAATACTTCGTGTCCACCCGCGGATAGAAGATCCGGTGGCACATGCCGTCGATCATGCGCGCGGCGGACTCGATGCACCGGTCGATGTTCCGGTTGTTGCGCGCCGTCTCGCCGATGTCCAATGCCCGCTTGAGGGTTTCACGTGTGGTGTAGACACCAGTCGTGATGGCCATCAGACCCCCTCATGTGTATGCGGAATTCAGATCAGGCGCGGCATGAGCGGCCATTCGTAATTGCCGAGCGGGCAGTACAGCCCATTGCCCCTCGGTGTCTCCTTGAGCGGCTCACCGTCAAAGGGACACGCGAGGGGCGGGCTGGTCTTCTCGTACTCGACGTACTGAATGGCTTCCTTTTTGATGCTGACGAGCTGCCACCAGGACATGGAAGCCATCCCTCACGTCAGGAAGCGTCGGCCTCGCGCAGGCGCTCGGTGAGCTGAGCCTTGTTGCCGTGGGTCGGCAGCTTGCGGTCACCCGCTGCCTCACGGAGCTCGGCCAGGGTCATACCGTCGTAGTCCGGAGCGGTGTCCTCGTCCTCGTCGGACTCGGCGACCGTCTCAGGCTCGTCGGGAGTTTGAACCCCCAGGTCGTCCTCGGCTACGACCTGGGGGTCACTCGCGACAGAGGCCGGGGAGACGTCCTCTTCGCGAGCGTTCGAGGGACCACCAGCAACGGTGATCTTCGGCATGGCTTCCTCCTTGGGGGGCCAGGTGACCTGCACCCGGCTACCGCACGAGGCGCAGGCCAGGGTGGGAAGTTCGACCAGTCCGGAGTGAGCGGACTGCAGGCGCACCGTCCACGGGCCGTGCCCGCCGGTGCAGGAGACAGTGACGAACATCGGGAGCCGCTTGTAGGCGGTCCCGTCTTCGGTGTAGTTACTGCTGCCGCAGTGAGGGCATGCAGCCAGGTCCAGCGCGTACTGCGTGGTGCAGTCGGCGCATGTCCGCACAGTAGGCATCAGTTACTCCATGAGTTGATTCGCCGAGGAACAGGCAGGGAGGGCGGACGGATCCGCCCTCCCTTGGTGTGCTGCTTACGCAGCCGCCACCGACGCGTTGTCGTCGAGCGGCATGTAGAAGAGCGTCCACTTCATGGCACCAGTGGTGCTGGCGGACGTGGTGATCTGGATGGACCCGACGTTCACGATGTACGGCGAGTCGCCCGGAAGCTGGCCGCCGCCACCCGCGTTGTTCACGACGAGGCCGCTGCCGGAGGTCAGAGGGAGAGTCGCCTGGGAACCGACTTCCTTGCTGGTGATGGCCGTAGCCGTCGCCAGCGTGACCGCCGTACCAGAGGCCGGTGTGGAAACCACGGTCAGGGTCGTGGCAGTGCCACCGATGACCGTGGTGACCTCCCCGAGCAGACCGGTGAGCACGATACGGCCACCGGTGACGGTGAAGATCGACTGCGTCGCGGTCTGCGGGATCGTCGCCGTAGCGCGGTCCACCTTCACGCCGAGCCCGATGGCGCGAATCTGGGGGCCGGAGATGATTGCACTCATTGGTCAGCCCCCTTACGCCGACAGGGCGGGCAGGTTACCCGGGGTGCGCTGAACGACCAGGTCGTGGACGATCGCGTACACCAGGCCGGAGGCGCCGACCGAGCACTTCACGTACGCGTTCGGGTCCGGCAGCGACGTGCCGCGGACGGTGAAGACCACCGTGCCGGAGGCGCTGACGACGGCGTTGGACGCCGTCTGCGTCGCCTTGACCCACGCAGCAGTGCCGTTGGTGGCAGTGTTCGTGTACTTCTTGGTGACGATGTTGCCGGGGCTCGCGTAGCTACCACCGAACGTCGCGGACGCGGTCACCGTGAAGGTGTCGTTGCCCGTGCAGACGAAGGTGACAGCCGCAGCGTTCTTCAGGCTGATCGCCTGACCCGCGGCGATAGGGATCACGTTGAAGACGCGACCCAGACCTTCCATGGCCATGATGGGCCTTTCTGACTGTGTTCACCGGACGGGGCGTCAGTGCCGTCCTGTATGCAGCCCGGCGGGGGTTGATTGCCGCCTGGTGCTGCTACCGCAAAGCGGCATGGCAAAGGGCCCCGGGGTACGGGGCCCTTTGCGCTGCACACACTCTCATTCGATGAGACCTGAGAGTGCGTCAGACTTAGCGAGTCTGGATCTGGACGAACGGGCTGAGCGTGTTGGCGCCCTGGTTGGGGGTGATCGCCGACTGGATCCAGGGACGCCCGTCCACGCGCTCGATGAAACGCAACGTTGTGGTGTCATTCTGGAACCGGTAGTGCGGCGAGGTGTCCGCCTGAACGCTCTGACGGTCACCGATCAGGTAGTAGCCGAGGTCGACGAAGGTGATGTCACCCGCGTTGCCGACCGAGTTCATCTTCTCGCTGAAGAAGACCGGGCGACCCAGGATGGTCATCGGAGGACCGGACACACCGTTGTTCAGCCAGATCGCGGAACCACCGGTACCGACCGAGAGCGCCATGGTGGCGAGCTCGGGGAAGGTGTCGATGTGGGCGATCCACACCGCGCGGTCCAGCGAGGACGGCAGCATGCGGGAGTACATCTTGACGATGTTCTCCCAGACGACGGTGCCCGACGGCTGGTTGGTCTCCTTGTTGACGGAGACCAGGGCCGAGGAGTTCAGGAAGCCGAGCGGCTCACCGACGCCAGTACCGCGGATGAACGCGATGTCCTCGAACCAGGCGATCGCCTCGGGGAAGACCTCGTTGATGAACATCTGCAGCGAGATGATCGAGTCGGCGAAGAGCTCGTTCGGGACCTCGGAGTAGGCCGTGAGCTTCTTCGCTTCGAGCTTGACGCGGCCGAAGGTCGGCGAGGAGTCCGTGAGGGCAGCGGCCTCTTCGGTCCAGTACGCGGTCACGCCACCGTAGATCGAGGACGCGTTGGACGTCATGTCGATCATCGGGAAGGGGACGGTCAGCGTCTCCATCGGGATGACGCGGGCGCGCGGGCGGACCATGGCGGTCTCCAGCGCGACACGGAGCAGCTCCGAGCGCAGGGTCTCCGGGATCAGGAAGCCACCGTCGGCCGGAACGGTCGAGCCGAAGGAGTTCTGGATCTCGCGGATCTTGTGCTGGTTGGCCACCGCGTCCGAGGAGCGGGTGCCGTGCCAGATCGCCTTCATGTAGTCCCGGACGTCCGGGAACATGTCGTCCAGCTTGGCGCCGGGCGCACCCGGGTTGTACTGGTCGGCGATGCGGGTCGACTTGCTGCCGGGACGCAGGTCCAGGCGCTTGGCGTCACCCTTCGGGTCCGAAGACCCCTGAGCCGCGGCGTACTTGACGAGACCGGCCTGAACGGCGGCGTCGATCTGCGCGTCGAGGTCACCGCCGGTGGCGCGGTTGAACTGCTGGGCGTAGTTCTTGACGAACTCAAGCGCAGTGTCCTTGGAGGCGAAGACCTCCTTGACCTTGCTGCCGTCGTTGAACATCTCTTCGAGTTCAGCGTCCGAGCGCGGAACCGTGGGCGTGGACATTACCAAGCCTCCTTGATGGTGTTGAACACGTCGTCCGCGCTGGGCGACGTAGCGAGCAGGGCGACAAAGCCGGACCAGTCGTCGGTCACCGACGCCTTGTCGTCCGGGTCGTCCTCGTCCTCGTCCGGCTCTCCGTCCGGCTCTTCCTCGGGGTTGCCGGGTGCGTCCTGCTTGTCCGGCGGGGGCGAAGAGGTGGACCCCTTCGAGGCGTCCTCGACGTGCTCGTGCTCGTCGGTGACGTCCTCGTGCTCGTGGTCCTCGTCCTCGCTGCCGGAGAAGGCGTCGAGGTGCTTGCGCAGGTGCGCCTCAGCGGCACTGCGCTCCTCGTCGGACAGCCCCTTGGTCTGGGGGAGACGGGCCAAGGCGTTGCGCACTCCGTTGATGGAGGCGGCGCCGGGCGTACCGTCTGCAGAGACGAAGTGGTGCGGGAGCTTGGCCGCGCTCTTGGGCACGGCGCCGTCCTCGACCTGGTCTTCGTCGTAGTAGGCGTAGACCTTCTTCACGTCGTCCAGCGGGACGGGCGAAGGAAGGTGACCCTCATTGGCGCCCGCATCCCACGTACCGTCCTTGACCGCGGTCGAGTGCGACGGGCAGGCCGTCCCTTCGACCACCGCCAGTTCGGCGCGGATGACCTCGCGGATCATCTCCCGCATGTGGTTCATGAACTCGGGGGTTCCGACCTGCACCGCGGGAACAGACACGGTGTCCTTGATGACTGGCGCCGGAGCAGCCTCACGGCCCGCGAAGTGGTACATGGACAGGTCCCATGACCTATTCATGACATTCGAGGGGACGCCGACCGGGGTGTCGTCCGCGTCCTGCTTCTGTGGCTTCATGGGCATCGCCTCGTCGGCCAGGCCCACGGCCACAGCCTCGTCGGCGGTGAACCAGGTCTCGGCGTCCATGTACTGCTGCCACTCGGCCACGGGGCGGCCGGTGTGCTGCGCGTACGCCTCGGCGATGTTGCGGGACTGCTTGTCCAGCAGGTCCGCCATCTTCGTCATCTCGGTGGCGTCGCCGTAGCATCCGCCGGACGCGTTGTGGATCATGATCTGCGACTGCGGCATCATGACCAGCCGGTTACCGGCCAGGGCGATCACCGAAGCGATCGATGCAGCCAGGGAGTCGACGTACACCGTGACGTTCGCCGGGTGGTTGCGGATCGCATTGGCGATGGCAATACCCTCGAACACCGAACCGCCAGGGGAATTCAGGCGGAGGCTGATGTTCTTCGACTTGACTTCACCAAGAGCAGAGATGAATTCGTCGGCGTACATGCCGAACCATCCACCGATCGAGTCGTAGACGTAGACGTCAGTGGTGTCTGCGTCTTCGGCCGAATCCTCGATCCGGAACCAGTCCTTGGCATTTTCCGGCGGCTGCATCCCCGGTGGTGCCGTCGGCGGGCGGCGCTGAGCCACCAGCTCGATCCAGCTCATTTTGGCGCCTCCTCGGGCGGCGGTGTCCAACCAATGCGGACGAGAAAGTTGTGGGTGTCGTCGTCCACCCGGACGTTCGTTTCTCCCAGAGCCACGGAGAAAGGAAGTGCCACAAGCGACACCGTCAGCAGGTGCTCATCCGACGCGTCCACGTCCAGATGGAGTGACGTGATGAGGTTCGAGAAGTCGTACCCATCCACGGCAACGCGGGTGTTGTATCCCTGCCCACTGTCCGAGGAGATCTCAACGCGGCTTGTCACCAGTCGGCTCCCAGTGGGTATGCGCCGCTCGGTGGCGGTGGCTTCAGTCGCTTCTTCGGATCCTCAGCGGGTTCCTCAGTGATGGGGCGGTCCTCTTCGGGATCCTCTGCGGGCTGGAACGGGTGTTCCGGAAGCCCTTGACCACCAGGTGCGACGCGCGGTTCGGGAAGTTCCTTCATCTCCGGCAGTCCGACTGCCATGAGAATGTCCTTCGCTTCCCAAAGACCGGTGTCCGCAAGGAACTTGGCGGACTGCGCCTTGTTGAACAGCACCTGCGCCGAGATCTCGTCGTCCTCCGGAACGGGGTTCACGAAGTCGAATTCGAGACCAGCGGCGGAGGAGCCGTACATCGGAAGCAGAATCGTGTTCAGTGCTTCCTTGACACGCAGCAGACGGGGCTTGGTCATCCACCGCGCGAACATGACCTCGCCCGCATAGGCGTTGGCCTTGTTCACGTCGTCGGTGGCGCCGGTCATGGCCTTCGGAAAGCCGAATGCCTCGCGAACGGTTTCGCGGCTGGCTTCCTTCAGTTCCACGAACTGCATGTCGTCCATGGTGTATTTGCGGTCAACCCACTTCATTCCCGCTTCGAGGATCGCGACGCGGTGCGCGTTCGCGACGCCCTTGTGGGTCTCCGACCACCGGGCCTGGAACTGATTGAAGTCCTCGTCCGAGATGTTGTTCTCGGATTCGATGACGCCACCCGGCGTCGCGGAATTCAGGAAGAAGTTCCGGTTGTACTCGGTGGACAGGGCGGTCGCGTCCAGGTCGCCGAGGATCGACTGGACGGCGCCCATACCGCGGTAAGGGTCTTCGGGGTGGGGACGGCGGAGGAAGATCACGTCGTCCACCGAGAGCGGCACATCCTCACCACCCGGGCCGTGGTACACGTACCCGGCCAGGTAGTTCACGGGGTCAGGCACCGGTTCCATGCGGTCCGGGCGGACGAACCACATCTCCTGCGGGAGGCCGAAGCGGTTCTTGACGATCACCCAGTACTGCTCACCGGTCAGCTCTTCATGCTGCTGGGACGACTCGCGGAACGCCGTGCCCATGAAGAACGGGTTCGGCTTGCGCCACAGGTCGAGAGCCGGATGCTTGGTGACCTCGACGCGTCCGTCCTGTGTGCCGGAGGTACCGGACTCGTAGCGTCGGCGCCCGTCCTTGGGGACGCGGTACAGGCGCCATTCGACCTGGCTGTATGCGGTGATGATCCTGTCGACGATCGCGAAGAGCGTTCCGACGCGGCCCATCGCCTGCATCTGCATGCTCATGCCACCGACGGAGATGGCTGACGGCAACCATGCGCGCCTGCCTGTCCCGCGGGGTACATAAGGGACAGGTGTCTTGTTGAGGAGAGGGCCGAGCAGCGTGCGCGCCATGGCGGCTCCTCTTGATCGGTAGACTGGGGTTACATCGCCGGATTGGTACCGGCAGAAAGAGGCATGATGAACAGCACGACGGACGCTCAGTTCACGCTGGCTGACCTGCGGCAACGAGCGGGCTTGTCACAGTCCGAGGTGGCCCGGCGCATGGGAGTCAACAGACCGCGAGTCGGCCAGATCGAGCGGGACTTCCCGAGCGTCCGGTTCGACACCGTGGACAAGTACATCCGGGCGCTCGGCATGCACTCCGACTTCGCCGACGCCACGGGCTTCAGCGTGCGCGCCGACCGGATCGATCCGCACCCGGAGGGGAAGCGTGACCACGGGTACCGGAAGCGTCCTGAGCGTGCCTCCGAGGAATGACCGTTTTACCGGTTACGCTCGCTGTGAGTGGTAAGTCGCCACGAGAGGCACGGGCCGGTGCGGCCCCCAAGCTCTGTCCACGCGGCAGTCCGTGCCTCTACTGCTGCTGTCCACCGAAGAACTGCCACTGCAGGACGGCGGCACCCACACCGGCAGCGATCACACCGGCCGGGATGTAGATCAGGCTGATGCCGTAGGCGATCAGTGCGACAGCGACCAGGGCCAGCAGCCCCGATACGACCGCGGACCCGGCGCCCGGCTGCAGCTTCGGCAGCAGCGTCCGGCGCGTGTTTCGGTCGTTCACAGGATCACGCCCCGGCGGGCCAGCGGGACGATCGCGGGCGGATACTCATCCATCTCCGCGTACTCCTCCAGCCGGGACCGCAGGTGATCAACGCAGTAGGGGATCGATGCCCCGCTGTTCGCGTCCACCCACAGCACCGCCGCCGGTTCGTTCTCGAAAAGGCAGGTCTCCTTGTACGTGTTCGCCGCCAAGGTCATCTCACCGATGGCGCGCACCCGCGCGGTCCGGACCCCTTCGAGCACACGCTGCTGCATGTGCACGTAGTCGACGTACATCGTGTCTCCCCTTGTCACAGGAAGCGCATCCGCGGCGTGACCCCGTTGTAGTAGGCCAGCAGCAGGGCGTCCGCGTTGTCGGGCGAACGACCATTGCGCTTGATGATGTCTTCCTTGGCCTCTACCTGGATCCGGCCCTTGGAGTCCAAGAACCAGCGGGGCCACAAGAGCTGCGCGCAGGCGTTGTCGGCGTTCTCCATCTGGGACAGGTCCCAGAAACCCGAGGCGGAGAACTCCCGGCCGATCGTCCACCACATCTCGGCACGCAGGTTCACGAACTTCTTTTTGTCGTGAGGTGCGGACGAGACGTTGACGCCGATCACCTGAGCGTTGTGCTCACCGCGGCGGGCTGCATTGCGCAGCTCACCGATCACACCGAAGCCGACACCGATCGAGTCGATCTTGACTTTGGTCGCCCCGGACTGACGCAGCGCCCGCAGGACCAGAGGGGCGATCTTCTCCGGCCGGTCGGTGCGGATGCGCCACTCGCGTCCGGCCTGTACGCCCCGGCGTTCCCGGATCACCGTCTCGTCGGAGCCACCACCGACGTCCACCCCGAGTTCCACGGGGGAGAGGTCGGCCGGTGAGTACCGCGACTCGGGGTCGACCCGGCACGCGGCCACGTCGGACCCGCGGACCACGGTGTCGGCCGCGTCCACGGAGAACTCGCCGAGCACCTTGGACCGGTACAGGGCGTTGTCCTCGCCCCAGTCCAGCTTCTTCTCCTCGACCCACACCTGAGAGACCAGCGAAGCGGCGACCGCTTCACTGACCGGCTCACCGGTGAAGTTCGGGGAGTCGAACGCGGAGATGCCCAGCGTCGCCCAACCCGAGCCCGGCTGGCACACCTTGTAGAAGTGCGTCGCCGAGTTGTCGGGGTTGCCGATGGCGAGGATGCGGCAGTCAGGACCGGTGGCCAGTGCGTCGGCTGCGACCCAGAGCTGTTCCGGGACCCCGCACGCCTCGTCGATCACGACGAGCACGTACCGGGCGTGGATGCCCTGGAAGGCTGATTCGTCCTGGTCAGCAGGCTTTCGGCCGTAGGCGACGATTTCCTCGTCGATCAGCCATTCGGTCTGGTTGACCCGGCCCGGGAGCCCGACCGACTTGTGGAAACGCCGGACGTAGCGCCAGAGGATCGCACGGACCTGGGCTGTCGTCGGTGCAGTGGTGACGACGAACGCTTCACCCGGCGGGTGAGAGTCCAGCCACCACGAGATGGCAAGCGCAGCAACATGGGACTTCCCGATGCCGTGGCACGAGTGGACCGCGGTACGACGGTGATCGCGGACCGACGCCAGGATGTCACGCTGCTTCGACCACACCGCCTGCTGCAGCCGCTCGCTGACCCACAGTTCCGGATCCGTCATGTACTTCGACTGGCGGTTGATCGCCTGCTTGCGGTCAACGGCAGCCTTGAGCTGGTCCCTTACCGTCTTCAGGCGCCTGGTGTCACCGGTGCGGACCAGCTTCTCGACCAGTGCCTGCATGGCTTCCACATCGAGGTTCTCGGGGGTCGCCAGCGTCACGCTGCACCTCCGTCAACCTCTGCTACAGTGAATCGAGTGGAGCCAGCAATGCCGGATTGCGAAGGAGCCGCCGACGGGGAGTCGGCGGCTTTTTCGTACACGTGGAAAAAGTCGTCATACAGCCAGGGGCAGAGCAACTGCGTCGAGGTTGGCCTACGTCCGTGGGACTGGGTGAAGTCCTCGTACAGTTGCGGTCAGAACAACTGTGTGGAGACCGCCTGTGACGGGCACGCCGTCAAGGTCCGGGATACCAAGGACACTTCGATCCCTGGTATCACCGTGACACCACAAGCGTGGACCGCGTTCCTCGACTACATCGAGTGAGCCGCGTGGACCAGCGAGGGAATGACGAATGCAGTGAACCCAGCGGCCAGCAGCCGCGCACGGTCCATGGGTGGAAGCGGCGGTCCGGCGAAGACGGCCAGACCACCGAAGATGACGGCCAGTAGGTAACAGAGCAGTTCGAGCATCACGTCTCCTCGCCTCTGCTAAGGTTGACGAGCTTGCCAGCCGTGAGCCCTAACGCCCCGTACAGGGAACCCAGCCGGGATAACGGATGCGATCCCGCCCTGCGAACCGGAAGCAGCCCCGTCCCCTTCACCGGGTGGGGGTGCAGACCGTGGAGAGTCGACGCATCAGGGCAAGGCCACTAAGAGATCACGGCAGTGCCGTCACCCAGGGGGTGGCGGAAGTCGGGCCAGGTGCCCCGGGGCATACCGGGAGCCTGGCCCGGCGCCATTCAGAGCACGACCGCGTTCCCCGACGAGAGCATGTCGAGGTTGAGGCTGCGGTTGTTCGCCAAGACCGTACCCAGCAGGCGGCCGTAGTTGTCGGACCGGTCCTTCTGTGTCTGCAGCGTGACCATGCCGTCCGGCGCGTTCTCGGCGAACCAGGACTCGGCGTATGCCTTCGCCGTCTGCCCGGCGTCCGTCGACAGCTCCGGCGCGTTGATCCCCGATGCCCGGATGCGCCGGTCGTGGATCCACGTCCAGCAGCCGAGGTCGATATCGAAGATCCAGGTGTCGCCGTCCACGACACGGACCAGGCGGGCTGTGTACAGGTACACGCGAACCCCTCAGTTCGACGTCGCGTAGACGTGAGCGACGACCTGCAGACCCGCCCGTGAAGGGTGCGGATCCCACACCGTCTCGCCGTCCTCCATGACCACCGCGTGGTACGTGCTGCGTACTGTCTTGCCGATGGCGATACCGCTGACGGCGCCCTCGTAACCCCGAAGGGTCACCGGCTTGCCGTTCGCTTCCATGAAGTCCATGAACCGGATTTCCCAGTCATCGTGAAGGATGAAATGCGGGACCCGGGAAAGCGGGAGTTCCAGCAGTGACGCCACCGCGGCTTGCAGGCAGTTGCCCGTGCCGCTCCCGGTGTCAGTCTGGGTGACCTTCCGCATCAGACCTCCCAAAAGCGTGCGGGGAAATCATGCGCCAGTCGGCGTACACCTCGCGTACGTCCTCCCACCAGTGCCTGCCCACCAGGTACTCGATTGTGGAGACCCAGAGGAGGATGGGGAGATATACGTACGTCGCTTCTTTGAGGGCGTACACGGAGTACGCCATGAGGCCCAGTCCGGCCAGTATCAAAAACGTGCCGGTGGTCACCTGGACGCGCATGCTCACTAGAGCTCCTCGGACAGCACCGGTCCGAGAGCCTCGCGGGTGGCGTCGTCGGTAGCGTTGATGGCAGCGATCAGCGATGCGATCTCTCCGCCGATCTGGTCGGCCTCGACGGAGAGGCGGACCTGCGCGTCCAGGCCGAGGTACTTGGCCCGGCGCTCCTTGATCTTGAGGATGCGGTCCAGTGCTTCCAGGACGAAGCGCTCATCCTGGACGACGGAGCCTTCGATCATGATGACCCGGCCCTGCTGGACCAGGACGTGCTCACGCCGCAGGGCGCCCCACAGGTGGCGCTCCATCTCGTCCAGGGACTGCAGCTCGGCCAGCCGCATCTCGTCGATGCTGAACCGGTAGACCGTGGTCAGCCCTCGCTGGACGGCCTTGGCCGCACGCCGCGGATCCCACTCGCCGGTGGCGGAGTCCCGCAGGTCGAGCAGCTCGGCGATCTCTTCGAGCGTGTGCCCGACGGCCTTCAGGCGGGCTGCCTCGCGGTCCTTCTTCCAGGAGAAGTACTTCGGGTGCCCGTCCGGTGCCTGATCGGGAAAGAAGTCATCGTCGGCCTCGAAAGGGGCCGGAAGGTTGTCGTCACTCATGGCCCCGCCGAGGTTGAAGGGCAAACGAAAAGCGCCTGTGCTCATGTGAGTGAGCTCAGGCGCCTTTGCGTACAGACCGGAAGCGCGAACCAGGCAGAGGGGTATCAGCGCGTCCAGTATCAGTATACGGGTGTTCTATTTCTTATAAAAAGGACACCATGTTTGTGGTGCAGATCACAGCATTTGAGCAAGTAGTCAACTCGTGGGGTGAGGAAGTTTCCAGAGGCGGGTCGGGAAAATCAAAAATTTTCCGGGCACGACTTCCTTTTACGGGATCATGTGGGTATACCGTTTCGTGGATCTGAATACTTATCGACTTGGAGATCACGGTGACCACACAGCTCGTCAACACCGACGGCACACCCATCGAACACGGGTTCGAAGTTCTTCTGACTCCCAAAGATGCCGCCCAGATCCTGTGCGTCGGAGTCCGCACCCTCAACAACTATGCACGTGACGGGAAGGTGCGCTTCACCACCACCGCGGGCGGGCACCGACGCTACTACGCCGACTCCATCCGCGCCGTCTACGAGGGACGCTACGAGGACGCGGCGCAGAAGGGCCCACAGGAAGACATGCACGTCTGCGACGTCGTCCTCGTGGCGGAGTGAGTGGGCATACGCCCCAGGCTGCTCGACCTCTACTGCGGTCAGGGCGGCGCCGGTTGGGGATATCACCTCGCCGGATTCGATGTCACCGGAGTGGACATCCGGCCCATGCAGCGTCACCCCCCGGAAATGCATTTCGTCCACGCCGATGCGCTGGAATACCTGGCCGCACACGGCCATGAGTACGACATCATCCACGCATCGCCCGTGTGCCGCCGATACACCCGGGCCAATGCCGGAGCACCCGTCAAGTACGACCACCCGGATCTGATCCCCCCGACCCGAGAACTCCTCAGGCAGATCGGGCGGCCGTACATCATGGAGAACGTCGAGGGCGCACCCCTCCGCGACCCCATCCTCATCTGCGGGACGATGTTCGAGCTGCCCATGTACCGGCACCGGCTCTTCGAGTTCGGCTTCATCGACAAGCCCGAGTCGCCGCCGCACGGCAAGCACGTCTCCCCGGCCGCGCCCATGGGTCGGCGCCCCCGCTGCGGAGAGCTGTGGTCCATCGCCGGGAACTTCTCGAACGTGTACGAGGCCAGCATCGTGATGGGTATGCCGTGGGCCAACCAGGACGGCATCCGTCAAGCGATCCCGCCCGTGTACACCGAATGGATCGGTACCCAGGTCATCGGCACATTGATGTCTACCATTGACATGTGATGGCATCAATCCGCTGCTAGGGTGATGACATGGATACACCACGTACCACGTTCAGGTTCAGCGACGAAGAGGCTGCGTTCGCGGCGCAGATGCGCATGCGCGGCAGCCCCGAAGCCGAAGCCGCATGCGAACTTGTCGGTTTCGATGACTTCACCCACGCCCCTGCCGCTACGCTGCTCCACACTCTCGTCGAGGTGGGCATCAGGGCGATCCAGGCCAAGGCGCTGGAATACCGGTACCAGCAGCTCGCCGAGTACCAGGCCCGAGACCCCGAGTACCAGGCGTGGCGCGCATCCCGCCGGACCCGCCGGTCCAGGCGCAGCCATGGAGAGCAGGGGGCGGCGTGAAGTACGAAGAGTGGGACCAGATCCGCGGTGAACTCGACTTCTCCCAGGAGGAGGAAATGGAGATCACCCGGACCGCGGCCAGAATGGTCGAGAACCACGCGCTCACCCAGAAGATCGCCCGGTCGATCGCGGATGTCGATGCCACGAACTGGGGAACGGACGACATCCCCGACACGCATCCGTTGTGGCAGGTGTACGTTGCCTACGGTGATGCCGTCGTCAAGATGCTGCACGCAGAGGCGGATTCACAGTGAGCCATGAAGAGCTCGGCTGGGGGTCTCAGTTGACGAGGCGTAAGCGCCAGCTGCTCATGCAGAACTGGGCCTGCGCCCGCTGCGGCGGGCGGCACGCCTACTGGTGGCACACCACCCCGCCCCCGTCCCACTCGACCAAGGAAGTACCGGCCAAGTGACCATCGAACCGCAGCGGGGACATGTCTACCGGATACAGGATCCGGAGTACGGCACGCTGCACTGCCTCGCTGTCGCAGTCAAGACCGGCCCGGACGGGGGAGACTGCCTCGCCGTCAGGGTCACCGTCACCGGCCAGCGGCTCAGCTTTCCCGGCTGGGTGCGGATGGGAAGCGGTGACCCGGCGGGCGGGTACATCACCGTCAGCGACATCGAAGACCTCGACCATGTGGATCGGGAAGAGCTCGTGGACGATCTCGGCGTGCTGTCGCCGGAGACCATGATGCTGGTGGAGAAGGAACTGAGAAAGATGCTGGGGCTGTGACCGTCTTCGCGTGGGCCGGTGTCATCGCGGCGGGGCTGCTCCTGCTGCTGTGGATTGTCTCCGCCCTGATCAGCGTGATCCGCAGCGAGATGGGGAGGGCGCTCGCCCTGGCGCTGACGCTTGTCCTGATCGGTGTGTGGGGTCTGTTCGGCGCGACCTGGCTGCTGGTCGTGAAAGGGAACTGATGACAGAGACAGAGGCGCTGACGATAACCGTCGACCCGCGCCAGCCCTGCGAGGGCGAGACGATCGGCTACGTCGTCTTGGCAGCCAAGTCCGGCGCGCCCGACTGGGAAGGCGCCGACGAGCTGTACTCGGGGCTGGACACCGCTTTCAAGCTGGTGGTCGCCTGTTACGTCGCGGACGAGTACGGGTGGGACGCGCGCACCGACGACCCCGCGGACGCTCCGGCCGCCACCTTCGAGTGGCGCTTCGCCCACTCGGCGTGGCGGCTGTTCGAGAACGGCGAGAGCACGGGGATCCGACTCCGGTCACTGGGTGTTGTCGGAAATGTCGGAATGCTTTAGAGGTTGGTGCGGGTTGTGTACGTGATGAGGGACCGCGCGCCACACCAAGATCATTTTCGAGGTAACTCTGTGTAACCGCCGGTTCACTCTCCGTAACCGCTCATCTGAGCACCACGTCGCTCCCCTGTCGGTTGACTCTGAGTGACCGCCGGTTCACTCTCCGTGTTTGTCGACACTTTACCATCTCTTGGGATGCGAGCGGCCCTGGGGGCCGCTAGACTGGGGGTACACCGAGAGGGAGAGACACCCTAGGGTGAGCCTCCCAACCCCGGGCGGCAGACAGAGACACGAGACAGGAGATGATCATGGGAGCCAAGTCGATGATCAAGCGCGCGCTCAACCGGTCGGCCCAGGGCACCACCCTGCCCAAGATCACCACCGGCCCCACCGTCACCGAGGTGATCTTGGCACCTGCCCTGGGGTACGGCGACACGGCGATGATCTTCCGGTCGCACCTGGCCACCCTGTCCGACGGTGCGGCCCTGGTCGCTGGTCTGGACCGCATGGTCCAGGTCGCCCCGGCCGTCGCGGGGCAGGTGTTCGCAGCCGGATCGCTCGGTGAGGTGTCCCGTGGTCGGGCCGTCCGGTCGGTCCGGGATTACCTGGTCACCCGGGTGGCCGTCGCCCCCTTGGGTCTCTGATCCCCTGGGGCCGGGCCCAACCCCCCGGCCCGGCCCCAGGTACTCCCACCAGGCGACCCCTGGGGTACCGGACCGTCCGGTGTCCTTGGTGATCTTGGAGGCAGTCATGGCCCAGTCAACCCCCGTCGCCGCCCCCGCGACAAAGATCGAGTACGCGATCCTGGTTTCGGATGGCGAGGCGTGGATGCAAGTTGATCACCGCGAGATCTCGCGCATGATCGCCTCCGGTTTCGTCCCCGTGATCAAGATCTTCGCCGCGCGATGATCTTCGGCCGGTTCACGCTCCGTAGTCAGGAGGTGACCTTGCGTGAACCGGCCCCCTCACTCTGTGTGACCAAGCGACCCTAGGGGTCCGGGTGCCTCGCGCCCCCGTGTCCCTAGTGATCTTGGATCACTTGATCTTCCGGTCGCGCCGCCCAACTTGGATGGCGCGCGATCGTTCCGCAGCCAAGCGCTGTGTGTTGCCCCGGCCCTAGGTCAGTGTGGCGACCCGCGTGCGGTGACTCACCAGGGTTGGACCTAGGTGGGGAAGGGATGCGGCCCCGGATAACAGCTCTGGGGGGGCGCTTGCGCCCCTAGCCAGAGATCGAATCGCCGTTACCGCGATGCGTGTTGAGCCGTCGCCCCCTAGGTGGGGTGTACGTGGCCGCGTCAATCCGGCCGGATCTTCGGATCCGGGGCACGTGATCTTGGCGACCCAATGTCGCGCATGTCGCGCCCCTTCCGGGGCGTGTGCGACCGGGCCCGCGACAGTGATCACGTTCAGACAGCTGTACCGACCATGGGGAGACCCTAGGTGCTAGTGCGCCCCCGGCAGGGGCGAAAGGGTGAAGGCCCGAGTGTCTGTGCGCCAGACGGCATACGCCAACGTCCCCACCAGTGCGGCCCCGTAGCAAGGGCCCCGGTGGGAAGGGACCGCGACGCTTAGCGAAGCGGTCCGGGGTCGTTCACTCTACGTGAACCGGCCCCTCACAGAGAGTGACTGGCGGGGGTAGCGCGGTAACCCGCCCCCTAGGGCAGTGTGTTGCCCCGCCCCCGCCCCCTCAGAGACAGAGACAGGAGACAGAGACATGTCAACAAAGTGCAAGATCAACGGCGAGGCGATCACGGTCAAGCACAAGATCATTCCCGTACCGGGAACCGTGCGCGTCGCGGTCGCTGGTGAGTTCAAGGGTTCAACCATCGCTCACCCGGACCGGGCCGGAGAGTGCCCCGAGTGCCGTGGCTACGTCCCGTTGTCCACGGGCGGATACGTCACGTCCCACATTGAGCACAACGAACCCGCCCCCGCCCCCGTGGCACTGTCTGAACCTACGGTGATTCCCGTAGACACGGGCGTGCGTACCGGCGACCCTGCCGACGGTATGGGGCGACGCACGACAGAGATCGATGGTGCGTTTGAGCGTGGCACCGTTCAACTCCCCGGGCGTGACGATAAGGGCCGTCGAAAGATGGTTGACGTGCCCGCGACCGTTGAGAACATCCGTGCGGCGGTCGCGTACTGGCGTAAGCGTCAGCCTCGCAGCGATGCGGGTAGGGCCGAACAGACGCGCATGGTGTTGGAGCTCATCAGGCGCGCCCGTGCGGCCGAAGCGGGCACGGCCCCGCTTGACGCCGACCAGTCGCCGGAAGGTCGGACGGCTCAAATGTCGCCCGGTCCGGCCCTGGTCCGGGGGCGGTCCGAAACACCGTTCGCTGGTGAGGTCACGGTGCGGAAGGTGGGCGACGCATACGAGCGTCCTGCCCCGGCCGAGGACAAGCGCCGCAGCAAGGCGGGCACCATGGCGGGCCCGCTCGGGCGGCCCCGGTTTGACCGGCAGGTTACCGAGGTGAAGCCCAAGCGGACCGCTGCGGAGCGTCGCCGCTACCGGCGTGCGCAGCAGAACCAGGCCAACCAGGGCAAGTAACGGAGCGTGAACCGGCCGGTCACTGAGAGTGAACCGGCCCGGTCACGACCAGTCCTGATGACCTTGGGGGCGAGTGTTTCACGTGAAACATTCGCGCCCCATGGCCACCTAGGGAAGGGGAATGATCATGGCGCAGGTGGACACGTTCGCGGTGGTACTCATCCGTGGCGGAAGTGTGCCCGGTGAGCTGGTGCACACGGGGCACGTATTCAGCGACGCATACGAGGCGGCGACGGCTCAAATCGACACGGCCCCCCAGGACGTGTCAGAGATCCGCATGGTGCGTACGGATCACTGGGGCGTGGCGAGTGTCTCGGGCCGGTGGTCGCCCAACCGTAAGCGCCCCGTCGCGGTCGCTGAGGCGGAGCACACGTGCGGCCCCGGTATTCAGTACGGGTGCGACGTGCCCGAGTGCGACGGCAACAACGGTGACTGACCGTCGCTGATTGCTTCGGGGGCGAACGTTTCACGTGAAACGTTCGTGCCCCGTGGCCAACCAGGGATAGGGGAGAGACATGATCGGTTCGGCTGTAACGCTGGTGCGCGTCAAGGATCTTGGCCGTGAGGGCAAGATCACGTTCACCACCAAGGGACGGATCACAGAGAACGTCCACAACGACGACGGCAAGATCACGGGAATCTGCGTGATCGGTGGTCGCGTGGAGGATGGCGCGGCGGTGCACTCCTGGTTCAGCGTGTGTCCGGAAGGGTGCGCACACGACCAGGCGGCCCGCGAGGAGCGGCGCTGCAATCTGCGCGGGTCGTTGCTCGCATCGCAGACGATGACTCTGGACGCGTGTGGGCACACGGTCGCTTATGACTGTGACTGCGACACGATCGCGGCCGAAGCGGCCGACCAGGATCGCGCGGTGCACCTGGTCTCCGCGACACAGATTGTCACGGCGACGGGACAGCATGTGCTTGCGATGTGTGGCGCGGATATGGGCCCGTACGCCGAAGCGGCCCGCCTGCACCCGGTGGGTAACTACACCGCGACCGGTTCGCCCGCGTGGGACCGGATCACGTGCCAGGGGTGCAAGAGCAGCCGTAGTTGACCTAGGGGGTGATCCGATCTCTGTCGGGAGCGTTTCACGTGAAACGTTCCCGGCGGTGGACGGTTACCCGATGGGAGCGATCATGACGTATGGACTTCACACGGAGGATTGGCGTGGCAAGGTGCCCGCGTCGGAGCTGGATCACTGGGAGCGCGTATGGGCGCGTGAACGGGAGACAGCGAAGCGCGCGGAGGCTGCGGGGGTGACCTACCGTGACATCCCGTGGCACAAGGCGCGGGGGCGCCGCGACCTAATCGGCAAGCGCGCGACGCGCGCCTACTGGATCGGGGGCGGTGATCTTCCGTGGGGCCACCAGCACGCGCACATGTACGCGTTCGCGTTCAAGGTGATCAAGGACATCGACTCGGACTGGATCTTGTTCGAGGGTGAGAACTCCGAGCCGCTGATCTCCTACGACACGATCTGTGTGCAGGAGTCGGCCGACTGATCCGCACGGGCTCCGGGGGCAGCGTTTCACGTGAAACGTTGCCCTCCCCGTTCCGTACGGCCACTAGTCAAGGGGAGAGATCATGTACGTGGTCAAGGGCAAGTACTGGATTCACCGCGACGGCGTGAGGCAGCCTGCCGCGCCTGACATGCACTTCAGCACGGCCATGGGCATGCTGCACTGGGCACTGGCCAGCAAAATGATCCGGCGCGCCTCGTGGGGCAACGGGCAGCCGGGCCCGCGCGATATGGAGCGCGTACACGTCCCGTACGCGGGCAGCGGCGATTGGGAGGGTGACTACTACTTCTCCCCGGACCAGGTGGAAGCCATGGGCCGCGCGCTGAGCCGGTACCGGGGCATTCTGCGGTACTACCGGGAGGTTGTGCCGGAGTGGCGCCCGGACACGTCCGTGTCCGTCACGGGCATGATCCACTACGCGGACAACTCCTCAGAGCTCCACGAGATCGACAAGTGGGGCAACAAGCGGCATCGCATGGTCGTTGCTCCGCACGGTGACGCATGCTTCTAGATCCTGTACGGGTCGCGGGCCGAGCGTTTCACGTGAAACGTTGGGCCCCCTGTCCGCACAAGTGAAGGGGGGAGTCTTGCAGACAGTCAAGATCGCACGCAACAACATGCGCCGCATCGCCTACCAGGTGGGTGGCTACGGCAAGCGATGGGGCCGGTTCGGTATGCAGACGGACCGTAACAGCCCGCGCGTCGACCACTACACCGATCGCACGGCATCGTGTGGTGTGGTGTTCGTCCCGTGGAAGCATCCGCTGTACTGGGCGCCCGACGGAAGCTATATCGAGGACTGACCCTGTACGGGTCGCGGGCTCACTGTTTCACATGAAACAGCGGGCCCCCTGTCCGCACAAGTGAAGGGGAGAGATCATGGCTTACGAGATCACCGACGACATGTTCGGGCGGTCCGTCGTCACGGTGGACGACGAGACAGCGGCCGGGATGGAATGGCCGTACGCGCCCGGCGAGAGTGTCGGCACGAAATTCGACAACGTGGGCGCGGCCGTTGCCTGGCACTGGACGTTGGACAGCGGGCAGGATGAGGAGTCCGGAGACGCGCAGTACGGCAACGGCTGGCACGCGCTGTTCCGTGATGAGCGGGTGATCGTCCAGACCGTCAACAGCGGCGCGGTGTACGGGTGGCGGGTGCCCGCAGACCAGGACATTGACGCGGTGTGGGCGGAGATCGAGAGCGGCGCGGTCTACCCCGACGACGACGACGAAACGGAGTAGTGAGTGTTCGGGTACCGCTTTAGCGAAAGCGAAGAAGAGCAGCTCCACTTGTGGCATCTCTTCGCTTTCGCCATGGCGCACCGCGCGCCGGTGAAGGTGTCGTTCTTCAAGGAGAAGAAAGATGAGTACGGGCGCCTTGAGACATCCGGGGGCCGTCGCCTGTACGTGAAGGTGACGCGCACCGTGGAGCCGCATGAGCTGGTGGTGACCAAGGCCGGTCACCGCCTGGTCAACGTGGTTGACCGGTCGCCCGAGGGTGAGTGGGGGCCGGAGTACCGAACCATACGGCTTGACCGGGTGGCGCACAGTCGCGCGACCGGCAAGCCGCTTGCACACGTGATGACGGGGCATGGCTACATGTGTCCGTCGTTGCTCGACGGGAAGCCGCTGCACTCGACCAAGCGTGTGTTGACGGCTGCCTGATCATCGACAGTGACAGAGAAAGAGGACAGTGACATGCGCAAATGGATCATGACGGCGTTCGCCGTGCTCACCGCCGGGATGATCGGCGTGTGGGGCGCTAGCGCGCAGGCTGCCGCGCCGCACCACGCCGACCCGTGCAAGGTCGGTTTCCGCGGGCAGCCCGCGTACGACGCCAAGTGCCTGCGCACCGGCAAGATCGGCGACGCGGCCGGTCTGTGGTACTCGACCCCGGAGGGCAAGGAGGGCAAGGAGCGGGACGACTACACGACCCGCCGCAATATCTGCAAGTACGCGTACCGCTCGGGTGGTGTCCGCGCCGCTGCAGATAT